GCATACATAGTATCTGAACCAGTTATTGCAGCGGATAGGGTTAGTGTTGTGCCCGATACTGTATAAGCATCGTTCGGGTTCTGCCTCACATTATTTATGAACAGAGCCAAATCTTGTGGATTTGTTACTGCATAACTTAGTGTGTAAGTATCAGTAGCAGATGTTGTAAAACTCTGTTTCTGTAGAGTTTGAAATTTATCTGCTGGTATGCTTCCAATATATCCCAAGTGTTACTCCTATGTGCTAATTGTATCTATGAATGAAACTACTGTGTCAAGTGAACTAGCTGTATCTGATACTGCAGCAATTTTATCACCTGAAGCTAATACAACCTTTGCTCCTCCATCAATTAACTCAAGTGAGCCACCGACAGGGATAGGTGCTGATTTGATAAGATAGTAATTGGTTGATGACCTAACAATATATACATCTACATTAATTGCGGATGCTGCTACGTTAGTTAATCTAATACCAATGACTGTATCAAAACTATCAGCTTGTGCTAAAATATCTGCAGGACTTGTTCCTGTATTTCTAGCTACTTGATTTCTAAAATTTTGTGCCATTTATATTCTCCTCAAAGCGCCACAGCCATAGCTATAGCAAATCCAGCAGTAGCCGAAGTAGATGGGTCTATTCCATTAATCGTACTTACTTGTAAGTTATCTAATGCATTAAGTACATTAGTACCGTCTGAATAAATTATTGCGTCTCTACCTGCAGGAAGTGTAAACGTTGTACCACTGCCTGTAGTAAATATAATAGAATTACTATTTGCAGTATTATTTAAAACTACATAAGTAGTTTCTTTCGCGGGGATAGTTACTGTGTTGGTACCACTTGGTGATCCTCCGAAGTCAAGAACAAGGTTTCTTCCATCTTCGTCAGTGTAAGATGTGGGGTTAGCAGTAAATGTTAATGTATGTGTTGTACCTGATAGAGTTACAGCTGCTCGTCCTGTTATTTTATTTTCAAGACGTTTTAAATTATCATTAGTTTGATCACCCCAGGTTCCATCGTTTTCACCTGTGGTCATTAAACGTAAGTTTAATCCACCGCTACTCCAAGTAGATGCCATTAACTAATCCTTATGATCGCGTTACTTGCGTCTGCTGTTGGAAAGTCTATTGCAAATGTTCCGTTAGAAACAGAATAATCTGCACCAAAATCTAAAACCATAACAGCTTTGTTAGAAGCTGATGAGTTGTATATTATGCACCCTCTAGTTGTAAAAGTAGCACTAGTCCAAGTTGTTTGAGCGAAATCACAAACAGCTGTGTCAGTACTTAAAACAGGTGTGCTACTTGTTAAAGTATTTCCGCCTGTAGTGTAACCACTACCATTTGCAAGCTCATCACTGTTACCAGTAACATCTGTATAATTAGTTGTACTTTTACTGTATGTACCAGATTGTGCGGAGTTTGCTTTAATTAGAGCAATCTTAAAAGAGTTACCAGAACTTGCTGTGAAGTTATGTGTACCTGTTAAGATCTCTGTTTTAAAGCTGTTACATATTGCTGATGTAATAGCCATGCTTTATTGTCCTCTCTGCATCGTTGTTAGTTCACCATTGCGAAATTCATCATTTCGCATTCTTACTTGTTCTTCATTCGCTAAAGTTTGTATGGCTCTATTGTAATAGTTTTGCCATAGTTCAATTGCTTGTGGAGTTTCTTTCATATAAGCTACTGCCTCAATCAATGATCCATATAGTATAGCGTCTGGTGCTTTGTCTCCAATGTATGTGTTAGCATTACTTGAAGATAAGCCTGGAACCCTCATAGTATACCCTATTTCAACTGTAGTTGCAAGGGCTGGTATTGGTCCGAACAAGAAATTTGTTTGTCTGTTACTGCTGGTGTATGCAGTACCAGTTTGGTTTAAAGCATAGAATCTTATCACTCCTGCTTTAGAATTATCTGTAGGATTTTTTGTAAATTCTTTAATAAAGGTTTCATCTTTTTCTAGTAGGAAGTCACCATTTTGTATTCTCAAATACCTAGGAACAACTAGATCTTCAGGCACAGCTACTGTAGGAGAATGCTGACTAACAGAAAGATTTGCTACTTTTCTGAAGGCAGTAAGGTCTAGTTCTTTAGCAATTCTTAATTCAGCTAGTTGTATGCAAACATCAATAGGAGCTACTCCAGCACCTGTAGCTGTAGTAAAAGATGTGGCATTATTCTCTAAAAAATCTTGAATACCTTGTTTGAGTTGTACGTATGTTAATCCCATAAATTATGTTCCCCAAGCGTTCTGACCCCAAGTTTGAACACCCCATCCTTGACTGTCAACGCTTATACTTATTGTACCATGTGCAGATGCAAGTTGCAACCCTGTAACATCATCTTGCGCATTAATAATAATATTACCTTTAGCACTTGCTAAAGCTATTCCAGTTGTAGTTATGTTAGAACTAGCTTGGAATGATAAATCTCCTTTACCAGAAATCAGTTCTATTCCTGGTGGAATTTCTGTTAGGTCTATAGCTATACCATTTGAACCGTGTCCAGAAGATAAACCTATTCCTGTTACATCTACTGTAGATCCTGCTGATTTAGTTACATCTCCGATAGCTGAAGCGGCTGCTATACCTATAGCATTTTCTGTTGCTCCAAAACTTAAAGTACCATGTTCTGATGTTAGTGGTAATCCTTGAGCATCTTCAGTGGTGTCAATTGAAAGCGAACCATTTGCACTGGATAATGCTAAGCCTGCTACAGTTACGCCAGTTGCTAATTCAAGTTGACCTATTCCTGTAGTTAATGAAAGACCACTAGCATCTTCAGTAGCAGAAACAATAACATTCCCTAATGCTGCAGTTGTAGGAGGCGTGCCCCTACTAAATAACGTACCGAATCTTACTGTAGTTTTATCTACATCATTGTCTGGTCTAGGGTTTGCTAATGAAGTGGATTCAGGTCCTAAGTTAGGTGGATCTAATAATCTTTGTTTAGGCTCCCAGTCTTTTTTATGAACTCGAAGCCCATTCCACTCGGTTCTCGCATCTTTGTATCGTATCTTCCTGCCAGAACGATCATCTATCAGATATGCATATTTACCTGAAGCTCTTCTTGCCATCGTTCTTAGTATCCGCGAATCTTAGGTTGTATATAAAAACTTGCTCTTTCTCTATCTTCTTCTTTTGCGTATTCCCATTCCTGTTCATACATAGCTTTTAATTCTGCTCTTCGTGCCCCATCCACCTTAGATGGATTTTTATTAGCAAGTTCAACTGCTAACGCACTAATAAGTGCAGGTAAATATCTTCTAGGTATGTCGGGATTTTCTGTATACGTATCATTAACATCTTGAGGATATCTTATAGCCCAAGTGTTTAATTGATAATAAGTTTGATCTGGAACAGGCCATACATATATAGTATGTGTGTTTGCTCCTGTAGATTTAAACTGACTATTTCTTTCGACAGTAAATTGTACAGGCTTACCTGATGTTGTCTTAGTTGGATAGTTTAAATATTCCGATAGACTAATTCTTTCACAGTTAACATCAGAAACTGGAGAGCTATTTGTATCTCTTACAGAAGCATCTAAAATATCTAGAAACTGGCCAGCAGCTAAAGTTGCTGTAGCACTTCCTTTAGTTAAACTAATAACATGGGAAGTAATAGTAAATAAATTAACACCTTCATTAACCCACTTAGTTAGAATAATATTTAATGAACGTCTAGCAGTAACTAAGTCGTAACCAGACTTAACGTCAAAACCTACGCGCTCATAAGCTTCTTGAATTATTTCAGCCGTGTCTAGACTAAATGTATGTGTACCAGATGTTGCCATAATTTACCTGTTAAAGATTAATTATAAGCGATAGTTACTGAAGTAGTGTTTGTTAAATCTATGAACACACCATTTTCAAAAACTAAACCATCATTAGGAACATAGACATCTAAACCTTCTGCACCGAAACCTGCTTGATATTTTAAGACACCAGTAGCATCTGTTCCATCATACAGCTTTACAAGTGAGCTTGCAACGCCTGCTCCTTGGATATATTGAACCCTTACTCTGCCCAGAAAATTATCTGTAGCTTGTGGTTCTTTACCAAATCTTCCGTCTGAAGTTCTGGTACTAAACTTTACGTCACTTGATGACATGTAAACCTCCTTGTTGTGGGGGAGTTACCTCCCCCGTTAAAATTAAGCTGCTGCTATTGTAGCACCAGTGTCACATCTTTTCCAATTAGCTCCATCATAAAAAGCTAGGATTGCTGAACCAGCAGCTCCGTTTGAAAAATATGCAATCTGACCTTCTACACCATCTGGTGCAGTAGCCACTGTATATACATTAAGACCGATTACACTTTGTGTGTTTACTGGTCCTGAAAAAGTTGTTGTTCCCATAGTCTATAATCCTTTCATATAGTCTGCTAAGCAGTCCATGGTTGTTTATTTATTGCTTGAGAAGGGGGCACGTTTATACGAAACCCCCTTATCTTATTTATTGATTAAGCGCCTGAGTTTCCGTAGACACCACGCCAGTCAGACCAACCGAAGCTGTATCTTTCTCTTGCTTTGTATCTTACGTTACCAGTTTCAAAATCACCTTCCATCTTGGTTGACATAGCTGCTCTGTTGAACATCTTTGCACCATTACGACAGTCAGTTCTAATGAACCATGCATCTGGATCTGAGAACCTGTGGTTAGT